TCCACGTTTTGCTAAAATTTTTGATAGTATATTCATATTATCCTACGCCCATTAAAAGTAAGGTTGGATTTAAAGTTGTGCCTCCTAAAGTATAAGTCACTACTAATCTAGGGTCATAAGTTGTTCCTGTATAATCAGCTAAATATCCAATAAGATATGATTCTGAATATGGAGCGCCGTTACCAGGATCAACTCCGCCTGCATCACTGGTATAATCCTTTGCTCCCAGTTTTGTTATACTTGTTTTAGAAATTGCAGCTTTACCAGCGGCATTAAAAGTCCAATCGTGGTAAGTACCTCCTGGTGTCCAATTGGCATAGGTAATAGCAGTATCGCAAAATTTAGTTGTTCCAAGACTATCAAAATCTCCTGCGGCCAATGCTGTATTTGATGCCGGATTAGAAGAATAAATATTGATATCCGGATTAGTTGCGGCAGCAGCATTAGCTCTCTGTAAACTAGCAATACTCATAACTGCTGCAGAAATAACGGCATCAGCAGTTAAATCAGAAGTATCAAAAAGAAATATAGAACGATTAAGATTAACCCAATTTACTCCAGTTGAATTATGTTGAAATCCAACAATATATCCAGTCGTAGTATCATCATCAGAATCAACGCCAGCCGCCGCTCTTATTGTCGCCCAATCAGGAGCGGCGCCATCCGCATAATTTTGTCTGACCCATCCATCAACTGAAGCACTTTCAGTATGCGGGTCAGGATAAACAGTTAGAGTATCAAATCCTAAGTTCCAAGCAGGTTTCCACTGGTTAGCAAATAAAGTATCCCACTGGTGAGCCAACCACCAAATTGGATAAAAAGCATAAAATAATCTTTTGCTGTATTTGTTATGAGTTCTGAAATCAGTTGTCCTCTCTAAGGCAATTCGTTTTTCTATCGGGTAAGATTTTCTAAGCCGTTTGTGCTGTCTATTAGTAGGGTCATAAATAACCCAGCCTTTCTTTAATTTAATATGGTCAATCAAAACTAATTTCTGATTAAAGGTAAAATTATTCGGGGCTATTCCATCTATTCTTTTTTTCAAAGGACAGTCAAATTTTCTAATCCTCATTACCCATCTAAACCAAATCTTAATTAAGGGCGTATTTAAAAGCCATAAGAGTTTGGACTGATGTCTGGTGAACCAGTTTTCGTCAAAAAGATAGGTCATACTTCCTTACTAAATAAAGCTGAAATGGTTACGTTTGTTCCTGTAACGTCTGGTAAATCAATTGTCCAAGTATGGTCGGCAAATGGGGCCGGATAAGGGACTGGCAAAGATACACCCGCAGTTCCACCAGCAGGAATTTCTATTGTTTTACACACTGTTCCGCCGGTTGATGGTCTGAAGTCAATTTCAATGGCCGCAGTAGAATCATTTGTTCCCATTACATAAATGAGGTCTAAAAGAACTCCTGCGCCCGAAGCTAATAAAGTAGTTTCCGTTCCAAAGGTTGAACCCGAAACCTTAGCTACATAAGCCGTAGCAATTAAATCCCGAACTTGAACTGGCCTTACTAACTGTCTTCCTAAATCATCAAAAGTAGCCTTTACTACATCGTTAGCGGCAACGGCCGTAGGATTAGCTTGACGAGCTATACCTCCCATTTGAATGGGAGCAGAACCATCGTCTATCGCATCGGCAACCGTCGGACCAGTAACTAAAACTGAATTAAGTGAACCATTAACATTTACATTTCCCGAAATCGGAAAAGGATTAGCTCCTTCATAAGCTATGCCCGTTGAATCAACTATATTCGCAGCGGTTGTATTAGTAATACTCGTGACTACCACTGGTCCTACGATGGGCAAAGGATTAGAACCTGAATATCCAACGCCGGAACTGTCTATTAAGCTTGCGGCTATGGAACCGGTAATTCCTGTTACTGCAACGCTTCCATCAACTGTGATTGCTCCGCCGGCATCATCAATAGGAACCGGATTAGTCGTGGTATAAGGAATTCCACCGCTGTCAACTATATTAGCCGCTATCGTAGCTACAATTCCGCTTACTTGCCAACTATCTCTGGCAAGACCTTCTCCATTTAAAATTGTTGCCCCTACTGAAGCGGAAAATCCTCGGACATAAACACTTGAAATACAATCTCCTGCTTGTGTTATTCTTAAGGCCATAGCTTCTTCGCCTGGACCATAAGGGTTCATAGTAAAGACAGACCAATTAGAACCCGAGACCTGTTCTACTGGAACGGAGGAGGCCCTTAATTCTATATCTGTCAATCCGCCGCCTCCTGGTTCAAGGGCAACACGAATTCTATTATCAGGGTTAATAACATCTGCTGTGGTGGAATTTAACATTCCAGTCACATAAACACTCCAAATAGAACCACTTACTTGTTCAACGGGGACACTGGAAGCTCTAAGTTCTAAATCAGTAAGCCCCGCGGCTCCTGCTGGCATTTCTACCCTTACCCTGCCGTCTGGGTTCATAAACTCGGCAAAAGCAGAATTTGAAAATCCTTTAATTGTAAAATAATCTGACTTGCCTCCTCCACCACCACCTATCACCGTAGTTAAGTTTTCAAGCAAATTAACCGGTCTTCCGTTAGCGTCTCTTAATTGAACTGGCAAGGGGTGACCCAAATCAACGCCTTGAAGTTGAACCCAACCCCGAATATCCATTTCTTTGGGCATTACAATATCGGGAATGTGTATGGCGGGAGGGGTATAATTAACCTGCGGCGCTGGGACTTTAATATCAGGAACTATAACATCAGGAACGTTGACATTTACTTGTGGAGTTTCTGACTCTACTTTAACTTTAATAGTCGCTTCAGAAACAGCCTTGCGTATTTCATCTGCATTAACCTTAGACTTTTCAGCGATTAAACCCAAAAGAGGCTGAAGAACTTTTAATATATCCTTAGCCACAGCCTTTAAAAGACCTTCTCGGTCTTGGTCTATTCCCTGTTGCCTTTTTCGGGCTTCAGCCGTAGCCTTTTCTAAGGCTCTATACGCCTCTTTCATTAGTTGGTTGTTGTCCATTTTTTATTTTATCTAAAACTTCAGCGACTATTTTAGGAACTAAATATTCCGTCAGTTCCTTATGTTTGTATTGAATTAAAGTTTCCTCTATTGATTTTTCCAATTCCTCTTCTATGGTCATTGCAGTGAATTTAATTCAGCCACTTTTTGAGAAACCATTTCCGCCATAGGATTGGGTTGTTCTTGCGGTTGGGGTTGAGAAACTATCGGTTGCGGCTTTTCTTCCCAATTTTCAACTTCTTTCATTTCTTCGGGAGTAAAATCAACCATTTCCAACATTCTCTTTTGACCTATTTTTTGTAAAGCTCCATTATTGGGAAATTGTTTAAGAATGAACATAAATTTCTGAATTCCCTTAATATTTTCGCTTTCCTGTTCTGAAGTGGAACGAACAATAGGTTCATAACCCGTTTCCGAATACCAATTATCTTTTGTAATATTCTTGGGATAAGCCTTTCCACTTCTTCCTAATTTAAATGCTTTAATCGTCTTGGGAGGGTTAGCGTGCATTAACTTGTCCCATTTCACGGCCAATTCATACCAAGCCATACGATAAAACTTAGCCATTGCCGTAGCCCTTTCGCTCGCCCTGCCTACTAAGAGTTGAACCTCGCCAAGAGTTTGCTGGCCTTGTTCTGATTGTCCTTTGTCTATTGCAGTCGCCCCTGAACCCCTTTCTACTATTTGAGTAAGAACACTGATAGCTTCCAAAGTGTCATCTAAACCAGAAATTTCCACAGGTTTAATAACTTTGTTAATATCATCACCCGGAGGAGCGGGAAGCATTACGCCAGGACCAGGAGTATAGGTTTGAGCCGCATATCCCTGACTAGGTAAATACCAATGCATTTGAAAGTTCTTAAGCGTTCTATTTTCAATCAGTTGAGAAAACCAAACATTAAGAACCTTATTTGGAGTTCTGACTAAGTCGGCCACTGAATCAGGATAAACATCGTTTGTTTCCGGGTCTTCTCCCCAAACTACAAATGGCCAAAAATCAACTCCGATTAAATCTTCAAGTTTCTCATTTAAAAGTTCTATCTTATCATCGGCATAAACAATTACTCTTTTCTCAAACTCCTTTCCATTCCAAACCTTAGAATAGTGTTCTGTAAGGCCGACTATCCTATCCCCTCCGGCAAAATATGGAAAATCTCCGCTGTTTATTCCCATCGCCTTGAGGCGCTCCATTTTCTTCTCCCATTCTTCCTTGTTGACTTCTCCCTGAGTAATCCCCGGAGTAGAATCAGCCCAAATCTTCAATTCCTCTTTTCCTGTTGCTAAATACCTTTTATCGGCTAAAATCTCTCTGACGCTGCGAAAAATGTTTTGAAGGATAATAAACCTCGCACTTTCCAAATCCCAAGGATTCATTAACGGGTCAAAGGCTACATCGTAAATATCAAGAACACTGACGCCTACGCCGTCTTTATTTATGTTCAGTTTCTTCGTGGAAATTCCATAAAGGAGAACATTCTTTTTGTCAATAACATCTATTAACTCAAACTTATTAGTTTTAGCTTGCTTGTCCCAAATTTCCTGATAGACGATTTCTTTCATTTCATCTCCTGACATTTCTTTCCAATCCACATTCGGAGGGTCATCTATCTTTGAGAGAAGAGTTTTGACTGTTTCTTTCATTAAGGGAATATTAACAGCCTGCCTTTGAGTAAGCCTATTCGTCTTTACCTTATTTCGGTAAAGTTCGTAGTTGTCATCCCAATCTTCATGTTTCCTTTTTTGTAGCTCAATACCCGCTTTCTTCTCTGTTTGAAGGCGGGTCATTTCAGGGCTAAGTTCCCAAGTGCTTGTTATTGCGTTGTATGGCATTAAAAAAAATAAAAGCGAGCCTATTATGGCCCGCTCTTATGTTAGAGTTAGGGTAAACTTTATTTAATTATATATCCATTATAGCACAAAAAAATCCAAAAATCAAGTCTTTTTCCTTCTTCGCCACGGCCAATAGTCCAATTCAATTCCTTGAAACACTCCTTCTTGGTCAAAATGAATAATAGTTCTGCCGCCTTTAACCCCACTCAATCCTCCGCAAGCGATAAGGGCAACTAATATTTCTTGATAACGAAGAGTGTCCACTTCATCTATTCCTTCAATATTTAATTGGATTTTACCTTTTTCCATCCGAGTATTAAATACATAATTATCGTATTGCCTATGACTTGAGTTAAGAATAATTTTGTCGCCACATCAATTTTGCGGGTAAAAAAATACACAACTAACAGTCCCCAGATAAATGTTGAAATTCTAACTTGCCAAAATTTAGACATTAAAAAGATAATTCTCTATCTCCATAATACGGAAGCACAGGTTTAGACGGAGGAGGAATAATAACAGTGGGTTTCTTTACTAACGAAGTAATAACATACCTGATACCGGACATACTGTGATTTGCCAACTTTGGGTCTTCTTCGTTTAATATCTTTCCGTCTTTATCTACGAGCCACAGATAATTCCTGTATTCTTTTATTGTGTTAATAGACCTTTTAGTGATTGATATTCTCTGTCCTTGAACCACCGCAATTCCATTTCTGACCGAATCAGGGCCTTTTTCCGCTCCCAAAACATTCAAGCCCAATAATTTAATTTCATCTATTGACTTGGGTTCAGCGCTGTCGGCTATAATTAAAGTTTGAGGATTTGGCAAGTTAAGGATATAATCGGCAATCTGTTTATTCAACATTCCTTTCTGATAAACTTGCTCATCTAAAATATATCCTCCATTGTAATAATAAACATCTCCTATTGAGGTCGGGTCATTGGAATAACCAAAATCCAACCACCGCCTCTCCAGCCTTGCCATATGGGGAACTTCATCTATTATCTCCCAATCCTTATAAATTCGTTCCTCTATTTCTCCTAATTCTCCTAATCCATATACTTTCCACCAATTCTTATTATTCCTATGCGATTCAATTTCAATTCTTGTCGGTTCATCAAGAGCTTCGTTATCCAAATAGGTAAGAGTGATAAAATCAATATCCTCTCTCTTATTTAACATTTCCGTATAAAACCAAAATTCTTCAGAAGGATTCCAATCCATCCAAATAACTTTACGGGTTCTTGTTATTAGCTGGTCGGCAATTCTGTAATCTATATTATTTGCTTCATTTAAAAATAAAACATCTCTTCTTGGCCCGTGAGCTTTACCAAATTTGTCAATGCTCTTAAATTCAATAATCGTTCCTTCGTTGAATGTGTAAATATGCTTTGATTCATTCCACTTTGAATCCTCCCAATAATCTTGGGACTTCATTATCGTTTTGAAATCTCTAATTGCCCCGCCTTCAAGATGAGGATAAGATTCGGAAACAACCGTAATTATTTCATTATTGGTTGTTTGAGCATAGTCTATCAGCCAAATAAGAATTGAGATTGTCTTGGAGGCTGCCGTTCCTCCGCCCACTGCTCTAATCCTTTTTTTCAGGCTGAATATCTTTTTGGTCGCTGTTACCGGTTGAAAGCCCTCCATAGATAGGAACTGGATTTATTTCTTTTCCTCCCGAAGTAATATCCGTTTGAGGATTTCCTTCGGCCATTTTCCATACAATATCCTTAGACAAGCTATTAAGAAATTTTATTTTATCCTCATCAGACATTGACATTAAAAACTCTCGGGCAAATTCTTTCATTGTCTTTCCTTTTGGCCTATTTCCCAATGGAGGATGACCCTCTTTTAATGTTCCATCGGGATTTCTCCACTTTTCTTCCACTTTAACTGGTTCTTCGCTCATATTATTTTTTATATTTAAAACCGCATTCTTTACTTTTTACCTTGTCTATATTATCTTTTTTCCAATCTTCATCAACCCAAATTTCATCAGGCTTAGTTATTTTATCCTTTTTAATAGCTTCTTCGGCACTATTCGCTTTAATAAACTTTCTAATAACAAATAGTTTTTTCATAGAAAAGGTGGGGTCTATTAAGGAAGACCCCTTACCTCGTGTTATCTTCCTGCGTGAATGGCAGCAGGATTACCACAAGCGACAACTTTGTCTGGGATGTTTTTGGTGACTACCGAACCTGCTCCTATCATAGAACCTTCTCCGATTATAATTCCCGGTAAAATGACAGCACCCGCTCCGATTGAAGCGCCTTTTCTTACGATAGTAATTAAAGGTTTCCACTTCTCTTCTCCTCTTTCCTTAGACACTTGAGGATACTTGTCATTTGTAAAGGTTACTCTGGGCCCGATAAAGACATCATCTTCAATAACTACTCCATTAGGAATAAAACTCATTGCCTGAACCTTGACATTGTTGCCAATTTTGACACCCTCACCAATCCATACGTGGGAATGAATAACACAATTTGAGCCAATAGTAGCACCACGAATGTTGCTTAATTCTTTGTCGTAAATAACCGTGTTCTCTCCAATCGTTGTGTTTTCTACCATTTTAAGCTCCTTTTTTTAAAAACCACCTTCTGTCAGACAATCTTGCCACCCTTTAAAAAGGGGGTGGCTCCTTCTGATATTGTCACGTGGTTTGAAACATATCTTTTAGACCTTTTTTAAAATCAAATTCCGCTTTAAAGCCCAACATTATTTCCGCCTTAGAACAATCATAAACAAATCGTTCCGGGTCAACAGTCCTTATCTCCCTTTTCTCTATTTCCCCTTTATATCCTGTAAGTTCACAAATAATCTCGCCAGCTTTCTCGGCTGTCAATTCCTCTCCTGTTCCAATGTTATAAACTTGATTCCACTTATCCCAAGGGGCAGTAAGAGCTTTATAATTAGCTGTCGCTACGTCTTTAATATAGGTAAAATCATTTGACTGCTTACCGCCATATAGAACAGGGGCAAGACCACGCTGTATTCTCTCCACAAAACCTCCAATCAACCCATGCATTCTCTTCTCTTTCCCATAAAGATGGGCATATCTTAAAATAATATAGGGATTACAATTTCTCTTTATGAATAACTCACCCGCATATTTACAACAGCCATAAACAGAATTCCCCTTCGCCTTAAACTCTTCGGTAATGGGCGGGGTTTCAGATATGGGCATATAAACAGAACCAGTTGAAGCATAAACTACCGGAATATGATATTTAGCCGCTACCAATGAAACATTTTTTGTTCCCAATACATTTGTTTCAAAAGCAAGCATTGGGTCTTTGTCTGCATCAGCAAACCTCGCTATGGCCGCCAAATGGAGAATTCTATCAGGATTAACCATCTTCACCGTTTCTTCTAATTGAAGAATGTCCCTAATATCACATCTATCCATTAAGTCATATCCAACCCATTCAATACCATTAACTTCAAGAAACTTTTTTGTTTCCGTTCCCACGAAACCTTTATCTCCTGTGATTAGAACCTTCATAATATTTTGATATAACTTTTAATCATAGGGATTAAATCTCTTAATGCCCCTAATTGCTGATTTACTCCCGTCACCCCCTCAGGATAATCAGCGCACGGCCTTATTCCATTTACTTGTAAATCTAACCCTTTCATATCATTTTCTGATTTTTCTATATCCTTATTAAGAAGGGCTAATTGGTCTTCCAACTTGGCAACCTCTCCCGCTTCTTTGGTTGGATTTTCTTTTTGTGATTTAATTTGAGCTTCCAAAACGCTGCGTTTGGCCTTCAACTCATCATATTCTTGCCTAATCTCTTCTCGTAACTCCCCAATCTTAAAACGCTTGAACTCCAAATCCCAAATCATTTTTTGCACAGCTTCTATTTTGTTTTTGAAATATTTTTTTTGTTTCATATTTTAGGAACTTTCGCAACTATTAAATAGGCGAAGGTGCGTTGCGGGTCTCCCCCCGGCCACGATTCTGTCGGAACTTTGGTCAACATCACATCATAAAAGCCCAATTTCGTTAAAAGCTTTTTATAATTATATGCGTTATAGCCAGAGTTTATTTTAAGAGCCAATTTATTCCATAAATTATCGCTGTGAAATTCGCATAAGACGACATATTTTCTGGCAATTCTCTTCATTTCCAACAGATATTTTTTTATTTTTTTTGAACCGACATAAATTAAGCACATATCGCTTAACACCACATCGGTTGACTTATCGGACATCATAATATCTTCGGCAGAACCGACCTTGAAAACTCCGTGTTTAAAAGTTTTTTCTGCCAACGCAATGGCTTCGGAATTAACATCCACGCCACCGACTTGTTTGCCCGGTAAATTTTTAATTATATTCATTAAGTTCGCTCCCGCCCCGCAACCTATCTCAATTAAGGAAATCCATTGCAACCTGCTTAATAAGGCGGAAATCAAATAACGATGGGGGTGGTCCCAATTATCTAAATAAGAAACCTTCCAATCTAACTTCCGATTTATCCACCAATTTTTCCACTTGTTTGTAGTGTTGAATAATCTCATCCTCTTAAAAATTCATAAAACTTTTGAAAAATCTTTTCGCCAAAAAGATATCTTAATTTTCTTTGAACCTTATGGGGCAATTTTCTCAATAACCATTTACGCACACTAACTTTTATTTTTAATGGCGGAACATCGCTAATCCCAAAGCTTTTTAGAATTCTATCTTTTTCTTCTCCTTCAATTTTCCGACCCCTAAATGGATGGTTGAATACAGTTGAGATATTCTCTCCGTGTATTCCCACCAAAAATCCCCTCTCATCAATTTGCCCATAAGCCAACTTATCTCCGACATATTCGTGAGATTTATATGGTCCGGTATAATTGGCGTGCTTTAATGGGTCAATAAAAATATCTCTTGGGAACTTAATCGTAAAGAAAGGCGGATTGGTAGTGGGATTGTATTCGGCTAATTCTTTTGTCCGATAATCCATTATGTATCCTTTCGTAAAACCAAACGCTTCCATTGCCGGCGCCTCCTTAAACAGACCTTGTATGCCTTCAACTAAATTATTGTCATAACAATCGTCTGAGGGTTGAATGGTCATATAGACATAATCCACCTCCCCTATTGTGTCTAAAAGCTCTCCTATTGAGCCGTGTAAGCTTGTTAATAATCTATTCCTCGCCTCCACATCAGAATACTTATCGTCCCAAAAACAAACTCCGTGAAATGTATGAATTGTTTTAAATTCTTTTATCTCGTCTAAGTAAGCTATCAATTCTCTGACATAGCGATTGTATTTTTCTTCTCTGCGCCAACCACACCATAATACAAAATTCTTGTTAACTTGATTTTTTAAAGCAGGGATAACAAATTGCTTGAATACTTTAATACGATTGCGAAGCCAGCGATTTCCCCGAAATCCGTTGTAAAGACCCAAGCCCGTCCAAGGGCAATATAGAAAGTGAATTATTTTTTTCTGTTCCACGGAAAGTTATTTAAAACTTTTAACAATTCGTCTCTTTGATTTTCGCTTTTTAAAAATGGATAATCTATCAATGAAATTGGTTTTTGTCCCCACAAAACAGATTTCACTATTATTTCAGAACAACCCTCAAACTCAACCATTCTTATCGCTCCGGTCATACTTTTACACTCTTCGTTCATTTGTTCTTTTGAAATTCTCCCACGAATTATTACGTTAAATGGAGCTTCCCATTTAAGTGTATTTCCATACAGGTAATATTCCGTATCGGGATTTTGTTTTGCTATTTCGTTTATTTTTTCCCAACCATATAATCCAAAGTCGTTTCCGCTAACACTTGAATAATATCTTTTTCTATTTTCTATTTTCTGAGGGGTAAATTTTCTAACATCTCCTAAGAATGACGGACAAACATTAGCTTCAATCCCCAATCCTTTTAAGACGTCCTGTTCAATTTTATTTTCGCACCAACTCTCACAATTTTTATTTATCCATTTTGCCATTTCGGTCGGAGCAAGTTTCATCTCTCCTTTTTCGTCTAACCAATAGCCATTACGAAAATGTCTTATATCAGAACCTGCCCATAAAATTGCCCTTTTCCCCTTATGCCGCCAAAGAACATAAAAGTCCGGCAATCCATAAAGTCCGAAGAAAACAGTTGGTCTCTCATCATCAATATATTCATCAGTTCCCCAAACTTCCTGATGGGTTGCTTCCAGTTCTCCGATTGTCGGCGACCATCTACACTGCCAAATCATTTAAAAAAGTTAACAAATTTACTAATCCGGCCATACCACTTATCCATCGGGAAATCTTCGTGTTTATGCTTATGATAGGTTAATACTTTTTTCTCAATTCCCAATTCAGGATAAACTGGCCGATAAGCCAACAATTCCATTGCCTTCTCTCGTGTCATTTGACCTGAATTTATCAAAGAGGAAAAATGCGCTTTTCTTTTATCTATTCCAAACTTAGTGTATAAATAATAATTCTGAAACCACCAAGTCCAAGTTGATTCGCAATGTTTCTCGCCATAATTCTTATAGTCATATTCTTTTTCCAATAACTCAATCGCTTTATCTCGGTTATAATCAATATAATCAAGCAAATAAAAAGTTTTTAATCTCTTAAACCATCTATACCAATTCCATTTCAATAATCCACAAACGGGCAATCCTTTTAATTTTTCTCCGGTTGCCCATTTATATACTGCTTTAATATGTTTTAAATCTCTGGCGCTATATCCCCAACTCGGAGGCATTATACTTTCGGTCGCCACATTGCCACCGGATAAAATCCATTTAACTCCGTGCTTAACGGCCATTTTATAAGTTATCGCCATTAAAATATGGTCTGTCGGAATTTCTATATTCGGAAGTCCCGCTTTGATAAATGCTGATTGAAGTTCTTTGTAAACATCAGGGTCAACCGAAACTTTTTCAAAGGGAACACCAGTTTTTTTAACTAAATTGGATATGTTCTCATCAGCCTTCGGTTCATTCCAACCATTATCTAATGAAAAACAAAAAGGTTTTATTCCTAATTTAACAGCTAAATGGAGAACAGTTGAAGAATCAACCCCTCCGCTTAATCCCAATATACAACCCTCTTTTTTAATTCGTTCAATCATCTTGGGAAGATTTTGTTTTTCCTCCTCAATTTCTTTTAAAGCGTTCTGAGCTTGATGACAAAAATTACAGACTCCATTTTCATCAAATGTTATTTCTTCAGCCGAGCCGTCCATTACGCATTTGGAACAAAATTTAAAATCCATAATATCCTTTAACGCACTTTATAATATAAGCGACCTCTTTATCGGTTAATTCGGGATAGGTTGGAAGACGCACCGCCTCCCTTGCCATTCTTTCCGTAACAGGAAGATTAAAATGTTCCAATCCCAATCCTTTTAACTTGTGATTAGGCGTAGTGTCCCTCACAAGCACCTCTACGCCCTTACCAGCCATATATTGCCTGAATTTGATTGCGTCGTCAGGACGGATAATATACTCCTGATAAACCTGTTCTCGTTGTTGAAGTGGAAGTCCACAAGGCAATCCTTTTAGTCCTCTGTTATACATCATTCCAATTTTCCGGCGCCGTTTTAAAATCTGGGGAAAATATTTAAATTTAACATTCAAAATCGCAGCTTGGATATTATCCATTCTTGTGTTGTATCCCCAATTCATTATTTCGGGTTGCTTTATTTTAAGTCCGTGTAAGGCCCCTTGTGTAATGTTCCAATGATTTCTTAAAAGCAAAAGTTTTTCATAAAGGTCTTGCCTGTTCGTGGTAATTGCCCCATTGTCTCCCATTCCCCCCATTAACTTAGGAGAAATAAAACTGAAACACCCCGTATCCCCTATTGAACCCGCCCGCCTTCCATTCCACGAAGCTCCCATTGCCTGGCAAGCATCTTCAATCACGACAAGGCCGTGCTTCTTGGCAATCGTCATTATCCTATCCATATCGCAAACCTTACCGGATAAATGAATGGGCATTATAGCTTTGGTTCGTTCGGTTATGGCTGGCTCAATTAAATCGCAATTCATTAGACCGTCTTCTCCAACGTCAATTAAAATCGGGATAGCTCCACAATGGACTATTTCCTGTATGGAAGCGATAAAGGTATGTCCAACCGTGATTACCTCATCTCCCTTTCCAATACCTAACGCCACCAAAGACAACTTCAAAGCGTCCGTTCCGCTGTTCACTCCGACAGCATACTTTGTTCCGGTAAACCTTGCCAATTTTCCTTCAAATTTTAAAAGGTCTTTCCGCATTACATAATCTCCTCGCTTTCCGCAAGCATCTATGGCTTGTAAAACTTCTTTTCCGTGTTTCGCCCAATAGCGACGATAACCAGAGTTTATAAAATCTACTTTCATTTGATTATCCAAAATTTATCATTTTTAATAGCGACTTTTTGTTCTTCTTCGGTCATTAATTTCTCAGTTAAGGTTTCGCCTGGTCTAATTCCTATCATTTTAATTCCAACATCTTTTCCGCTTTCGCTAATTACTTTTTGAGCAAGTTCTAATATGTTAATAGGGTCTCCCATTTCTAAAATAAATATCTCTCCACCCCTTCCAGTTTCAGTCGCCTTCACAACTAATTCACAAGCTTGCGGAATAGTCATCATATATCGGGTCATTCTCTTATCGGTGACGGTTAGTTTCTCATTCCTGTCTATTTGAGATTGCCACAAAGGAATAACCGAACCCCTACTCCCCAAAACATTTCCAAACCTCACAACCACATATCCCTTTCCTTGATTTCTAACCATTATCTCTCCAACTTTCTTCGTCGCTCCCATTACCGAATTAGAGTTAATCGCTTTGTCGGTTGAGATATAAACAAACTTTTCTATACACTCTAAATTTCTGGCCGCCTTTAAAACGTTGAGAGTTCCCAATATATTTGTCTGAACCGCCTCTTCGGGATACCATTCCATTGGCGTAACGTGTTTATAAGCGGCAGCGTGAAAAACTAATTGGGGTTTAAAATCAGAAAATACATCTTGGACAGTTTCTTTATTTCGTATATCTCCTATCCTGCAAACTACCCAATAACCTTTTTGTTTTAATTCTTCAGTCAGGTCAAAAGTGGCCGTTTCGTTAAAATCAAGAATAAATATTTTATTATGAATACAGAGTTGACGGACAAGCTCCGAACCGATTGAACCACCCCCTCCGGTAATTAAAATTCTTTTTCCCTTAATCATATTCTTATAAATGCCGGCCCAAATGATAAAAGCGCTAACCTTAAATCTTCTTCATTCTGAGGATAGAAACTTTTTATATTCGGAAGATTTTTTAATAAATCCTGTTCGTTTTCATTCCCTTGTAAATTATGGGTAAAGCCGAGAAATTGACTTGCTCCCGTTCCAATCAATTTAACATTCAAGTTATTATATGCCACATCATCTCTCACCTGTTCATAAGCCCGCATAAGTAAAAATATAGTTCCCGAATAAACATATGGTTTTTTACCACCCAAAACCATTCCCGCCGCAATCCCAACCATACTCTGTTCTATACAACCACAATTTATAAATTGTTTAGGAAACTTATGAGCATATTCTTCGCAAAAGGAATAACCTAAATCACCAGTCAGCAAAATGACGTCCTTATCTTTCTCGGCCAATTCACACATTTGATTAAAAAATTGTCTTCTAAAATCCATTTTCTTCTAATGCTTGCTTTAATAACTCTTCATCAATGTTTTTATAATGCCACTCAACCGTATTCTCCATAAACGAAACACCATCTCCTTTGGTCGTATGAATGTTATAACAATTAGGAAACATCTTCTGAAAAAAATTAAGGGCCAAATCTAAATTAAGAATATCATTCGTTTTCCCGCAGGCCTGAATTCCATTATTGTCAACATAGACATATAGGTTTTTTAAATTGTGCTGATGGGCAAAAAGTGCCGATTCATAGGTCGTTCCCTCTTCAACCTCGCCATCGCTTATTAAAACAAAAACTCTTTTATTGGGATTGGCATAAGCCAATCCTACGGCAACCGGAAGTCCGTGTCCCAAAGAACCAACAGAATGTAAAACTCCTGGAACTTCCTTGCTGGCTAACGGATAATTTTTTAAGTAATAAGCTAACTTATCTTTTGGAAAATATCCTTTATCCGCAAGAATGGCGTAATAGGTGGCCACTCCACTTGCTTTTGAAAAGATAAAAACATCATCTTTTAAAACCTCGTAAAATAACCCATACATTATCGGCAAACAAGACAAGGCCGATCCGATGTGGCAAGCCCCAGCGTCAAAACTCGCTTGTAATATTTCTCGTCTTAATTCCTTTATCATAGACGTTTCTCCGGCCCACCGCCTGGAGAAGGCCCCAATAGCAAATGGGCCAGGGAAACTATACTTAGAACGATATTAGATGGAAAAAATAAAATATTGATTTACACAACTTAGTTTCCTAATATCGTTCTATCATAACAATAGACGACATTCGTGGTCTAAAAGTCAAATTCTTCCTCCTTTATTCGGTCTAAATCATCAGCCTCATTCAAATGACTGGCCTTTTTGGTCTTACTGGTCCTTTCAAGGTCAATAATACAATTTATCATCACCCTATTAGCCCAAGTCTTAAAACTGCTCTCTCCTCTGAAAGTATCCTTTTTAAGATAGAGTTTTAACCTTACTTCCTGCGCCAAATCCTCCCATTCCATACCGGAAATCTCGTGTTTATGACACTCGGCTTTTAAGATGGGTTCAAACTTCTTTAAATTTTCTAAGAAATCTATATCCGACATAAATAAAAATAATCACTTTGCGACAAGTGGCTTTCATAATTGCAATTATTAGGCCTTGTTTTGCCCACCTTTATAGATGAGCAAGGGAAGGACTAAAAAGCTTTTTCTTTATGTTTTAGAAAATAAGCCCAATACAATAATCTTAATTTCTTCCAATTTACCTTTTGTTTTGACTCTAATGGGGCGTCTTTAATAAAATCACAACCATTAACATAAAGGTTCCAATTTCCATACAGCCATTCTGTGTTTATCTTCCACGCTTCTTCTATTGCCCGATTGGCATAAGTATAAGCATTCGCTTCATCAAACCAAGTTGTGGTAAGTGATTGGGTAAATATTATTTTATTTATTCTCGGATTTTCACTTTCTCTTTGAGATAGGTAATTGGCAATTTCATCGGTAATTTTACAACAAGTTCCCTGAACCGAATATACCATCCACGAATAATCATAATTCCTGACCATAAAATCAAGTGGACAATCAAAACTTCTTTCCAGTGCAGTCCTTATTTCTTGAGCTCTATTTTTATTTCCTTGAGAGAAAAACATTATTCCTTATTCGCTTGAACCGACAAACTGCTTAATTTAATCTCAGGAAGCTTAGAGATTAAATTCTTAACCAAATCCTTAACATCAATAACATCGGCATTAAGGTCGGTTATTTTATCAAGCATTTCTTTCTCTTTTTGAAGGACTGCCTTTTCTTTTTCTAATTGGTTAATCCTTTCATTGGCGGTCTTCATTGCCTCTGATTCAAAATGCTTTAATTGAAAGTCTTTTTCTTTCAATTCAATTTTATGATTCGCCTCAATTTCAGCCAATTCAATTCGGTGATTGGTCGCCCACTCTTTTTGGGCTGCTTCCAAACTATTATCTTGTATTTGTTTTTTACCAAACATAGTTTTATCTATTTAACTCCGACCTTTAAACTGTCTTTATAATGCTATTACGTTGCCCCTTTACATAACGTCCCCAGCCACCGCAGGTTTGACACTGAAAGCGTTGATAGATATAAGTTTGCGTTATACTCTCGCCTCTGTTTTGTATCTTACTTGACCCGCAACGAGGACAGACGGGCAGATTAGAGTAGACGTCAAGGTTCGGGTGATTTGAGATATACGGAAGTTCTTTCAAGTAAAGTTCTTCTAAGAGGTCAACATCTCTCCGATTATATTTCTTCATCAGCGCCCAAGCTTTTTTCTCCCCCTTTTCGCACCTCAACCATAGAGGGAAACCTTGATTTTCAACCTTGCGGCCGATTTCCAAATCCCTGCCCAAATCGTCCAGCTTGTTAGAATTAAAGGCAAACTTTCTGCGGGCTACTTGTAAAGTATCAACTGTCGCATAAGGAGAAGGTGGAGTTAGGCCGTAGTATAAAAACCTTGTGTTAATCTTTTTAAAATCAAAATCGTTTCCATTCTGGGCTACGCAGATGTCAGCTTCGTCCAACAGTTTCCAAATAAATCTTACCAATGCTTCGTCTTTGCCGCCGGCTTTATAGCCCTTGAAATCGGGCAGTCCCATTACCTTTGTTTTCCCTCCGAGCCACTTGTATCCGATACACAAAATATACCAATGTTCTATGAAATCTATTATGTTCTGTTCGTATTTAGCCCAACTGTATCCGATGTTTGGGAAGGTTTCAATATCTACCAGAAGTATTTTAGCTTTATGAGGTTTTATTTTAAGGTTCATTTTTTAACTCTTTCTCTAAATATTCTCTTATTTCCGAGCCGGTCCAAACATCTTCGTTGGTGTTTACAGTATCGTCTAAAATTCCTTGAATAATTGCCCTTCTCTGTTCCAAAAGTTTCAGTCCAATAAAAGCTTTGATAGTTTCAATAACATCTTTACCATCTTCATCTAATCCTATCTGAACACAAATCCAGTCCCACATTTCTTCCATATTTTCCAGTCCAGCCATTTGAATTGAATGGATAAAGTCCTCCTCCTTTATTTTCTGTCTTAAAGAATTGAGTTGCCTTTTGGTCATTCCTTTTATTGTAGGTAAAAAAACTCGGTAATATTTACAAACTTTCTTCTTACTTTTAATCTCTTTCATATCTTAAAACCTTTTAATTGACCTTTATAAATTTGTATAGCTTTCTTAGGGGAAACCATTTTACTTCTCTCTCCATTAAAACTTTTCTGAATATATGGGCGGCGTCATTTTTTGATTTGGCCCGAACCTCATCTACCCAATCGGGTAAAAACTCTCCGCCCGGAATTATAAGTTGAAAATATTTATATTCTCTCTCTTTTACTTTTTTGTGGGACATAGGGGGGTTATAACTCTTTAAAAAATTCTTCGGCCGACTTTCCTTCTGCTAAATAATCTATAAAGCGGTGCCAATATATTTTCCATTCGGGAGTTAAAATACTTTCATTGCCGATTGCTCCCCACCCCAAACTTTTTCCAAGACATTGCCAAAAGAGAGGGTCAAGGAGTTGTTTTTCTATTTCACCAGTAGCTTCGTTCATATCATATTGGACAGATACTAATTGTCTTAATGTTTTATTATCAGCCCCCTTACCATTTATGAATCTATAATATCCGCCCTCAATCGATTTTTTAATTGCTTCTTGTATTGACATAATTAGTTTTTAATATTAATAACTGGATTAGGATTTGGTGGTTGGTTAGAAATGTCTTCGCTTGTTAATTTTTCTTCATCAAATTCATCTTCAAGTCCCAATCCTTTACTTATTAAGATAAGCGCATTATGCAACTGTTCTTTTGCCATTTGAATTTGCATATCTATTTCTGCGTTTTGTAAGTTATAATCGGCGTTTTCTAAAACTTCTAATATTGTCATATATTTAATATTAACTACGACTTAAAAACTATTTCAATGGGGACGACCTTTATGTTTTGTGAATAGGAATATTCCTTAACTTCATTGGCCATTGATTTTTTTATAAAAATAGCACACGGTTTAAAAGTGGTCTTCTTTCCCATTTTTTCTCTAACTACAGGACAAGCACATACTGGGATTTCAAATTCTGGTTGTATCACCGCCCACGCTTTTACTGATTTTAGTTTTGACATATATTTAATTGGCTTCAGGAATTTTTATTTCACTCTCTACAATCGTAAAATCATCAGAATTCCTCCAATGTCTAACCCATTCTTTTGCGACTTTTTTGGTTGGAAATACAGCATAAACTTCTACCCATCGCATACTTTGTCCATCTTCCGCGGCCCATCTATACAAAGGTTCTTTGGGCAAAGTATTTCGGTCTTGAATGGCACAATAAACTTTGATTGTTTTGATTGGATTATATTTTGTTAATTTTTTACTCATATATTTATCTCTTTAATGCGACTTTTTTAAACTTGATACGTCCAAAGATTTCGTCTATGGTGGAGTGGATAAAAAAGTGAACAGCTTCGGCATTTGGAAATCCATCAATAGTAAAATCGCCATTCTTTAGCTTCTTTCTAAATTCCTTTAACTTCGCTTTTTTGTATTCTTCTTGGGTCATAAAAGGGGTTAATCTTCAAACGCAGTTATTAAATAAACCTTATCTTTTTCTTCTTTAACATCTATAAAATAGGTTGTTTTATAATTTGAATAATCTTTTTCATCTATCTCCTTGTCATCGGTTTTAAAACTTGCCTCTCCATTTTCCGCAAGATACACGGGCGTTCCTTTTCCCATAGTAAAGTTTCCGCCTTTATATCCCGTAAAGGTCTTTCCAACAGCCTCTTTTAAAACATCAATCCATTCAGCAACTGTGGGATTTTCTTTCCCAATCTCTTTCTGAACATAACTTTTATATTCTCCATCTTTACTTTCCCACTCTATTTTATCAGTATTGTATGACCCAAAAGTTTCTGTCTGAATTGCGAGTTCTGCATAAATACCTCTCCAACTATCAATACCCTTTGGCCTTTTATCCATTAAGTCAATAAAAAGAGGCAAGTCTTTATTCTTTACTAATTCAAGTTTTAGTATCATTTCGCCCAATAATAATTGCGGAGAATTTTTTAAGTCCTCTGCTCTTTTTGCGGCCACTGCGTTATTTAATATTGTTTGTAAATCCATATTATTTTTTAAGAATAGAGATTACTTGGTCTAAAAGTTTATTGCAATACTTATCTCTGATATACCTTTCCGGCCAAGGTTCCCCACCACAAATAACTTTCAATCCCTCTATCTCTTTTATCTTATCTTTAAGGAGGCGGGATTTTTGGTCTTGAAATCTCTTTTTCAATTCTTTGCCCCTTTCACAATTACAAAATCTTATATCGGAAAGTTGCCATCTCTTTATTTCTTCACCACCAAAATCTTCGCAAGTTTGAGCATATTCAATCGTTGTCGCATATCCCTTACCATAACAATTTTTACAACCACCAAATGCTTTTTCTATTTGGGATTTTTGAGAGGAGAGAAGTTGGCGGATAAAGGACTTTAACTCATCAATTCCTTTTTCTCTAATATTTTCATAATGCCAATCCCTTAATAACTTATCAAACTCTTCTTCCCAGTTTTCAGTTTTATCTTTTGTTTTCATATCCTTTAATTATTTTTAGATAGACCTTTAAATATTTGTATAGTCCAATTTCCTGATATGCCTTTATATTTATTATTTAATTCTACCCACTTGTCTTGCCAAAATTTTAAATCACACATTTTATTTTCTCTCGCCCTCAATTTTAAGGTTTCATAACGTTCGGGATAATTCTCTTTAAACCATTCCATTGCCTCTGCCGGTGAATTATGCCAACTCCAATGGTCTGCCCTATTCCACATTCCTGCCGCCATATGATGAGTAGCACACAGACATAAAATATTATCTACATCGGCACTCATACTCAGATGAACCCCCTCGCTATAAATATGACTTCCGTGTGTTCTAACTTGGGGTTCTTTTTTCCCACAGTATTCACAAGTATAGTTAGCTAAAGCTCGTGCTATCCGTTTAGCCAGTTGAACACATTTTTTTCTTAATGCTTCGGTAGGACTTTTAGAGTGCTTGCAGAGTTTAGTTTTTATCATTTTACTTTTCCCAATATCCTATTTTTATAATTTTTATTTATGATAAATAATCTTGTTTCAATACCCTTGGGCACTTTTTTATATTCTTGTTTATAAATATTAAATAATAAATCAGTCAATTTTCCCTCTCTCAATATTTGAGGATTAATAAACGCCCAATATTGATTAAAATAATAACTCATCTCGTTTTTCATATCCTTACATTCCTTGAGCCGACCTTGCTTGAATTTTAGATATTCTAATAAACTCCTCTATTTGATGACACTTTGCCCTTTGCCTCATCATTTCTTTATGTTCATCGGTGGCTTCAACTTTTAATTTGGCGGCGGCAACCGTATCTCCTGCTGTTAAAAATTCCAACTTTTTTTTAGCGACTTCCTGCTGGCGGGTTAAAAGGACGTCATTTTCATCTCCAATTAAAACGTTAAGTTTAAAAGCTGCGTCCAGCCAAATATCAGGATTAAGTTGCCTCTTGGCCTCAACCGCTTCTTTTATTGAGTTTAGAATTGTGTCTGCTGTTATCATATTAACTTTCTAAATTAAGCGACAAATAATCTTTTAATTGAATTGAGAAGCTCCAAGCCTGCGCTTCGTCTGCCTTGTTAAATTCAAATGGGACAAACTTCGTATATACTCTTCCCGTAGAGGGACAGGAATATTTTAACAATCGCAGGGACTTATTGGGAATAATTTTATCTAAAGCATAGAGCTCGTTTCCTTTTTCTGATTTATCTATAAGAGTGGCCTTTAATTCTTTCAACAAACTCTCCGCTCCGTAAATTTTCAGGGCGATATATCTCTGTTCCATATTTTCCAGCTTAAGAATTTCCGTAGCGGAAAGCTCTCTCCGAACAACCTTATCCCATAATTCTTTCTTGAAGTTCACGCCATTGATATAATACAACTCAAATCCGTCTTTCCATTTGATTGCCGAACCCTTTAGGGAATGAAGATTGTTATTAGTATCCCTTAAAATATATTCTGGTAACCCACAAACAACACAATAATTTTTAAGTTGAACCATATCATATATCCCACAATTCATTAAGTCCCTGAATTTATCAAAATCTTTTAATTTAACAATCCCCAATCTTTCAAAAAAATCATAAAAAGCCAACCAACCATAATCGTCAACGGCGCCATAAGAAGAAAAAGAAAAAAATTCAAATTTTTGGTCGCTAACTTGGTCGTAAACTTGGTCGCTAACTTGGTCGCGAACTTGGTTGCTAACTTGGCCGCGAACTTGGTTGCTAACTTGGTCGCTAACTTGGCCGCGAACTTGGTCGCTAACTTGGTCGCTAACTTGGTCGCGAACTTGGTTGCTAACTTGGCCGCGAACTTGGTTGCTAACTTGGTCGCTAACTTGGTCGCGAACTTGGTTGCTAACTTGGCCGCGAACTTGGTTGCTAACTTGGTCGCTAACTTGGCCGTAAACTTGGCCGCGAACTTGGCCGCGAACTTGGTTGCTAACTTGGTCGCTAACTTGGTCGTAAACTTGGCCTTTCAACATATTACACGCATATTGAATGGCTAAAGGACTGTCAACAAAAATTATTTTTGGTTTTTCTAATTTAGAAAATTCATATAACCAGCCAATCAGGCTTCGTGCCTTTCTCTTGTTCAACTTTAATGGAGTGGTAAAAATTTTATCAAGCCACTCTTTTTTCACCTTTTCCATTAAAATAATTTGTTCTTCGTTTAAAGTTTCTAACATATTAGTCTTGAACTTGACGAATTAAATCGGCAAAGGGGTCAAATTCCCTTTCTATGTGAACGATGTACTTCCCTTTAACAAGCGGGAGCGTCCCGTGTTCCTGATGACTAATCTCGGAATTTTTATGGAGTTCAAGATACTTTACTCCATTTTCGTCCTTATACATCTGAAAATCGGTGGCGACTAAACTGTGATGATGTCCGGTAGCCTCGCCCTCCATAACGATATTCGTATTCAACCTTATTAAGTTTTTTGGCAATTCGTTTATTTGCTGAATAAGTAAATCGCCGTGCCTAACTTGATACATATTTTTTTAACGATTAAGCGACTTTAAATATATTGAAAGATAAATTTATTATTAACTCTAAACGCTATTTTATAACACACGTTATCTTCTCTTTTGCAAAGGCGTTTCATTTCAACCATTTGCTCAACTTCCTGATTGGTGAGGGTGTTTATTTCCGCCCGCACCTTACTTCCCCTAAGGACAACGAAGTAAAAAGTTATTATATCCAAATCCCCCTCTCTGCTTATTCGCTTATAAATCTGCTCGCCCTGTATTTTTTTAACCTTATCCTGTGGGAAGAGTTTTTTTAACAACTGTAAAGTGGTCATTTTTTTAAATAAACATTAAGTCGTTGAAGTCCGAATTCTTTTGCCCCCTCTTTTAGGGCTAAGTCAAAACGATTAGAATAACGAATGTTCAACCTGTCTAAACAGATATAATCCTTTCCCTCTATCACCACTACCGACCGAAGTGGGATTTCGCGCGGACAAGCTATGGCGTTGGGAGTATGGCAGATGTCGCCGGCGGCAGTGAAACAAGGTGTAGTGTCTGTCTGATAGGGGTCTTTCGGGTCATAAGCTGTAATCTCTCTCACCCCCAAATCAACCAAGGAACGGGAGAAGCGATATTCTTTACAGGTATTAAGAAGATAGAAAAAGACGATAAGGAAGATGAGTAAAATTAAGATAGCAATAAGTTTATTTTTCATTTTTTTGTTTTTTAAAACACTCATAACAAAGCCAGCGACCCCCTAAACAATAAACCGTATTACAATCCTCTTTACATTCGGCACAGGTATAGATTAGTTTATTGCCTTTTTCATCAGCTATAATTTCGCCTATGATGGGAACTCTGACTTTTTTCATAAACTTTTTTCACCTTCTTTTAATGGGCGAAACCTTAAATCATCTCCCCAAGCGAAAGCGATTATTATTTCACTTCCGTCATTTTTTATATAAACGCCATTGGATATTTTTCCAGCAGTATCTTTAATTAAACGAAAATCGGGATATTTTGACTTTTTAATCTTCTTCATTTTCTTCGGGCATTTTAAAACTTAGACCTTTTTTCATTTCGGCTATCCTTTTAAGCCCTTCTGGGTCAACCGGTCTTTTAACTAAACTACTTTGAACCTTGTATTCTCTCTCCTCCCTTGTCTTTTCAAGGACGAACTTTTCTAATTGCGGCCATTTTACTTCCATTTTGTAAGGGGTAAAGGCTTGGGGGCAGTATTTATCGTTCTTATGAGCGGCGAGGAAGTCTATTTTCGCCTCTATCTCAGGCCAGCCGAACCTTTTAATCAGCCGTTCCAGCGCCCCCCTTTCTGTCTTGTTTTTATAAATAATCTCATAAGTAGGATTGATTTTTTTAAACTTTGCTATATATATATTAATATCTTTTGTAATAGTTTCTTTTGTATGTGCCTTTTTGGGCAACGGTAAATTTCCCTTTTGGGCAATGGTTGCCTTTTCGGGCAATGATTTCCAAGTGTCAAAATCCTTATTAAATCTGTATTTATTGCCCTTAGCGTTGCCTTTTTGGGAAATGACCATATTTTGGGTCGTTAATTTCCTTATATTTCTTACGATATGGGGCTTATCCAACCCCGTTCCCAGACAGAATTGAGATAGGGAAATTTGGTCATCTTTTTTATGCCAGCCGTAAGTTTTGCGGATTATGAAGAGTAAAATCTGCATTGACTGCCCTGAAATTCGTTTTTTACAAAGAGCTTCTAAAATTTCATTAGCGATTTGTGTGTTTCCGTTCTCTTTTTGTGGGTTGGCCATAACAAAAAACCGCCAATTAGTCGCATTGGTTGTTAAGTTTATTGAGTTTTCCTGTTTTGTTTCTCATAAACCACCAAACGAGAGGCCGACAGGAGAGTTGAACTCCTGACTGAGGCACGGGCGAAAAAGCGTGTCCCAGATTTACCGAACTCAGCCTGTTCCGGTTTAAAAAGGGAGGTCTTCGGGGTTAATTTGCTCCTCCTGGTTTATTTCCCCAGGAACAATCCATTCTCCAATATCGTTTCTTTCCCAATCGGTTGGAACATACATAAAGGAATAGCCGGACTTTGCTTTCTCACTTTTAGTTTTCCAAGCCCTTAATTCCTTTCCCACCCAATTAGCGCTATCGTTTCCGAAAGCCTTTGCCAACAATTTAACATTTGTCCAGTTAAAAATAGTTGACCGTATATCTCCGTTTGACAACCTGATTAAAATACTAAATTGATTGCTGGGTGTTCCATCTGGCTTTTTAAAGTTATCAGATTCTTCCCAAGCCCCCTCGTTTTCCAAAACAATAATATCTTTATGTTTGATTTCAGTTTCCCTGTTTAGGTATTTAGTATCGTTTATTTTTATAATTGGCATAGTTTTAGTTTTTAACCGACCTTTATTCTTCTATTTCTTCATTGTCAAAGATAAAGTTTTTTGTTATTTCATCTAAATTAAATCCCTCTATCTTAATTTCATCTAAAACTGAACTATTCTTAGGAGTAATATCTTTACCACTTTTTATTCTTGCCATTACCCTATTCCATCTTCCAACGATTGGAATGTATTTATCATCAAATTCTTTTTGGTCTTTAAATCCATAAAGCATTGTTAGGTATCCGCTATACGCCACATTAAAATTCTTAGAGAATTTACCGATATCATCATCAAATTTAATTGGTTTTTCTAATGGTGGTTGCTCATTTGATAAATGGTATTTACTTATGTTTTCAATCGCCTGTTTATATTCATTTTCAACACTTGAAGGGTTTTCTATTGCAAATTCCATCATTCTTAAATCATCGCGACAGATATAAACAAGATTGGCTATTGGTCTATTTTCCGATTTTAGATAATGAAATACTTGCAATCTGTGTATTTTGCTACTTATTCCTCTCTTTTCCAGTGCCTCAAACATAAATGCCGAAACACTCTTAATTTCTAATGGTATTTCATCTAATCCATTTGGATATTTTTCAGAGAAATATTTTACTATTCTTTCGCCCGCCCTTAAAAAGATGTCAGGCAAATCAAGTATCTCTATACTTTTTTTCCACTGTTCTATATCAGGTTTTCCTCCCGCTATGAAATCTGCCTTTCCAGTGACTTTCAATAAACCATCGTATTGATAAGAACTCCATCTTTGGCTCTCCTTTAAAATTCCAGCCCTCTTTAAAATTAAAGAAATAATCCATTCAAAAACATTGCCTGCTTCAAATTTTCTTAATGACCGAGCATTTGGCGGATTGGTAGGTTTTACTCCGCGCATTTTTAACCATAAATCAATCGGGGCTTTCCCCAATTCACTTGCCCATAAATTATCTCTTTTTGTCAATTCTCTTTCTTCTTTATCTAATAGAGAATTGTTCCAAATTTCAGCTAATCCCCAAGTCTTATTTTCCATAAATTATCAAAATTAAAATAGCCAAAAAGAAAAATCCGATAGTGATTTCTCTCGTCGCTTCTTTTAATTCTTCTTTTTTAATCGCCCTATTTAATTGTTCGGGTGTAAATGCCACCATAAATTTTTTTACTGCGGGAGGTTTGAATTGTGGAAGCGAAGCCGCATACACAACTCCTAAACTCCCCCGCAGTGCTTCCCTTCCGACTAAAACTCTTTATGAATTGGATTATCGCAATGACCTTCTCCGAGTTCGTCTAAGTGGCAATCATGGTCAGCTTGCAAATCTTCAATTCTTTCGTTGGCGATTTCATTTTCAATTTCTTCTTTTGGGGTTAAAAGATAATTCATAAATTCTATAGCCCCATCGCCCCAATTTCTCCTTAGTTCAGGAGTGTCAAAATAATTTATTTTTAACATAGTGTCGTTAAATAAAAACACCGACCTTTCGATCGGCGTTAGAAACTAACTATAAACTAATTTAATTTTTACCAAGTGTCGTCCAAATACGATTTTGCGACACATAAGGTTTTAATTAAATCGCTTCTAACGGCGATCATGAGAATATCCTATTTCAAGGTTCTATTATTAGTATAGGCGTTTTTTATTTCTTTTCAAGCCCCGAAGACCCTATTTTAGCCCTGTTTTACCCGCATAAAATCTATACTTTTTTCTGCTTGTGGATAACTGACGTCTCTCCGAGTAAATTTATAATAAAAGTTTTCCATTTCTGGGTTCGTCAAATGCGTGTAAGGTTCGGTGGAAAGAATTGAGCCGTGTCCCAAGATTGCCTGAATGTGAGAATTGGTTGCACCGTTCTCTAAAAGTTCGTGAGCCAACTTGTGCCGGAAAGAATGAACAACGATATTTTTATAATCTATTATTTTTGCTCTCGTCTTAACCATTCTTTCCAAAGTTCTTTTACTGAGGCGTTCTATGATTAAATTTGTTCCGAATGAAAGCCAAAGAGCGGCAGCGTTGGAATAAGCGTTTCGTTTCCATAGATAAAGTTTTAAAAGTCGGTGCGTTTCTCCGTGCCAGAATATCATTCTATACTGATGGGATTTTTTTGTCAGGATAGTGGCGTTCATTTTACTAAGATTGATGTCGGAGGAGTTCATATCCATTAACTCGGAAGCTCTGACACCGGTATCGCTTAAAAAAGAAATCATTGCCTTATCCCGAATGTCCAGTATTTTCTCCTCCCCCATTTCATTCAGAATAATATCGGTTTCTTCTTGCGTTAGAAATTCGTAGTGCTTGGAAATAACATCGGGCGGTTTAATCAGGGAAAAAGGAAATTTGGTATGCTCCAAAAAATAATGGAATTTGTAAAAATCCCTGAGAGCAATCAAAGCTCCGGCCCGAGTGGACAAAGAGTATCCCCTATCCTCCAATCGGTTCGCCCAATTTATAACATCGCTTAATTGAGCGGCCATTAAATCTTTCCCATAAAACTCTTTGAACCTGACCAACCATATTTTATAATTTTCTGCCGCCCTCTTGCGAGAACAGGCTTTCCAAGAAAGATATTCTTGTATTGGTTTTGTAACCATAAGCCACCTATTATACTCGTCCTCTGGGTTGTGGCCAAAAGACTTTCAATAGGTGGCTTGAATATAGTTATACCACACTATTTAAAATCTGTCCACAACACAGATACACTGTATATTCACAGTTTAATCACCTTTGTTTTTTTGTCAAGGGATTAAAAAACCGCCCCCAAAAGGACGGCTTTTTAGCAATAAGACAGTTTTGTATTAAATGCGAAACAGAAGTGCTTAATTTAGGGCACCGTTAGTTTAAATTTCAACCAAAGGGGTGATGTAGTGTTACTCCCAGCATTTAAAATTATTTCCAACAGGACTTGCTCCAATTCCACGGAGTTGTTTTATAATGCTGAAAAATCCAAACTCCCAAATCTAAATTATCTCTCCAATAATCCGTGTAGTTTTCTAATCCCAATTTAATTGCGGTAGAGTTCCAAGTTTTATAATTTATTTGAAAAAGGCCAAAGTCATTTGACTTAGGATTAAAGGCCATTTCGTCCCACCCGCTTTCGCATTTTATAATCGCACTTAATAACCTGTATTGTTTCCAGTTTCCATTAAGTTGATTAAAAAGATATTGTTTGTAAATCTCATTAGGGGTTAATTCCCTCAAAACTACATCTTGACTTGCCTCCGCTTGTTCATTTAGCAACCCGATTGTCAACTTAATTCCGGTAAATAATGTTCCCAACACGGTTGCGACAATTACTGCGGTCGGTAGTAGAAGCTGTAATTTGTTAAAGAATTTTCTCATTTATGGCGGTAAGCCCCGCCCGCTATTCCAGTCAACAAGTTATTCAGACGGTAAGCAGAGGTATTATAATATAATATATCTGCTCACCGCCCGAAGCGATGAGAAGTCCTTTTATTCTTCAACCCAAGTAGCCCATTTTTGTAGGGCAAGTAAAAGACCGGAAATTCCTCCGGTAAGTCCGACAATAAGTAAGGCGTCAAGAATTGAGGTAAAGTTCGCCCAGCCGCTGGCTTGAGCTATACCGGCTGCCAAAATCGCACCCGTAAAACCTCCGACAAACGCCTTAACGAAACGCATTAAAATCGCTTTAGTTTTAGTCATAATTTTTTTATTTACCGCCCTTTAATAAAGTTTTAAGTTTAATGTAAAGTTCAACTATTTTTCTAAGGATAGCAATATCGTTGGTCAGACCCGAAACGTAAGAGTCGGGCAGGTCAATCATTGTCATCGCTTCCAAGACCTCCTGAAATCCGCCCGCTTCATACCAACCGTAGCCCCGCGTTTCCCAATCCATTCCGAAACTGTTGGCGTAGCGGATTTTGTTTCCGTTCCAGCCATCAGCGACAACGAAATGACCGTCTGTTCCGCCCTTAAAAAAGGGATAGATTAAAAGAATGACTGCCTTATTCTGATAGATTGCTTGTTTTAACGAGTTCACGTCAGTTCCCACAAAGGCGTAGGACTTGATAATGCGAGGTTGGGCGTTTTCAAAGGCTGCCGAAGTTATCAGGTCGGAGTTTTTATACTCCTCGTAAGGCAGGCTGACAGTGTTAGGAAAGAGGTTGTTATCGCACACTCCATAGCTTGCTAAGACCTTTCCAATCATTCGGGTATATGTTCCGCCCCCCGTTATGCCGTCCAGGTGCTTCGCTAAGGCATAGATAAAGCGGGGTGAGTAGTATTTCACCTTCCCGTCTTCTAAGTAGTCCAGAGTGGCTTTCGCGCGTGCTCCGGCGTGGCCAGAACAGGCCAATTGGCCGTTCTGATTATAGATTTCTAAATTAGAATAGTCCGGTAAGTAGGTTTCAGGTAGGGCGACCGGCGCCTGAACCGAACCGAGTTTAATATCACGGCTGTCCTTTGGACTTCGTAATGCTCCTGTAAAAGTGTTCATTTAATTAGATTGATAATTGCTCCGACCAAAGAGCCTATCGTAGCAGTGGCAATGACCCAGAAGAATTTTTTAATCCATTCCATATCGTTGGAAATGGTATCGGTTTTTCCTTTAATAAGGTCAACCTTTTCTGTAAGAGAGTTAATGTGATTATTGAGGTTGCTGTTAATGGCGGAAATATCTTCCTTAACTTCTGTCATACAAGTTTCAAGGGTTGCTATTCTTTTTTCTGTTTTAATGGTTGTCATAGATTATGTTCTAAGGCGACTTTTAACTATCCACGTTATTTTTGCTAATAGATAGATTTAGTGATTTAATTAAGATGAGGCTTTTGCGGCGGGGTGGCAGAGCGGTTTAATGCGGTAATCTGTAAAATTATTAAATATCCTAATCCGATGTTTCGCAGGTTCGAATCCTGCCCCCGCCGCATACTCTTGACATTTAAATACCGCTTGTTATTATTAAACTATCGGATTAGGTGCATTAAATCTTAATGCCTATATAACGTCTTTCTTTGAGGTTCTATAGGGCTTCAAAGTTTCCCATATTTTCTTTGAATTCTGATTCTTGATTCAGAAAAAGATGTTAGCCATTACCCCCGCAAGGGGGTTTTGGTTTCTATTGACTTTTGGATTATTTGGGGGTATGATAGAGATATGGGAATAATTATTGGGTTTTTTATTGGTATTGGTATAATGATTTTACTTGTCCTCTTTACATCTGGTGGGAGTGGTTCTGGTTGGAATAAAAGTAAAAACCACCATAACGGCCATCATATTGATGATTTTGATAATCTTGTTTGATTTTTATTTATTTTGACTTTGGATAAGCGATTGAATAGTTTTTGCTCCATATGCTTTAATTCCTCCGCCAACGGGGGTTAATTTTTTACCCAATTTATTTATTCCTTGTCCCAAACCAGTTAAGGTAGTCGGGGTTTGAAATGCTCTTACGCCGGCGGCAATACTTAATCCAGCGCCAGTTGCTCCAGCGGCTATTCCCCCACCTCCTAAAAGAATATCTGTAAGTCCTAATAATTTTTTATTGTCTTTCGCTACGGCATAATCCACTATGTTATCAAATATTTGAATATAAATTCTTTCTTCATTCATTAAATTTTTTAATCCAGCATCGGACAATTTTTTTCTCAAAATATCGGCAGCCATTTTATATTCCTCTTGTTTTGGAGTTAATTTTGAATCTAATTTAAAAGCCGATGTATTTCTCATCTTATCTATAAACCTTCTTAATTCTAAGGCGGTAGACATTTTAATTTCATTTGTTTTTCCCGAAAGTTCTTTTATTAAAGATTGAGAAGTTTTTACTCTATCCGTAAAAAGGCCACTTTTAAATTGATTGTTTATTGTTTTTAATATATTCAAATAGGCTTTTTTATTTTCTATTTTTATTGTTTTTCCAATCGTATTAGCGACCATTGTAGTGGCTTGAACTTTGTTTTCAAGTTCATTTAATTTTCTTGTGGAGTTAATTGCTATTCCTTCACTGGTTCCAAAAATTCCTCTATCCAATACTTCTTTGGCCAATGTGGGATTAAGTTTTTCTCCGTTGGCGATTGTTCTGTATTTAGCAGCCAAATCATCTCCTGTTTGTTTGAATATTTGACCATATAATTTTTCAGGCAATCCTTTAAACGCCATTTCGGCTGCTTTGCTTAAAGTCCCCATAATAGGAATACTTCCTGCGCCAAACGCCGCTGATTCTCCAGCCTTTTTAATATCTCCTGTTTGTAATAATGTTTTTCCTCCAAATTCTAATCCGGTTGCCAGTATATTTTTTGCACCAGAAACCGCCTTAGAAACAAGACCAGCCCCCTTTTCAATTTTTCCTACTTTACCAACGGGGATTAAAAATTCTCCTAATTGTTCTCCTGTAAATCCAATATTTTCAAGGGTGGTTTTTGGTTCCACTATCCAGTTTTTAATCTTTTTATCAAGGTCGGTTTCAACCGGGTCAAGTCCGGTAATTAAACCAAAAAATTTATCCGCTATCTTGCCAGTGGAATAGAGAGTGGATAAAGCTCCTTTTGTTATACCCTTCAATATTTCTCCTGTATAATCTGGTAATTTGGACAATGAAAATTTACCGCCAACATTAGTAAATTTCTTTTCGGTTGTTGGTTGAGGGGTGGGTTGATAAAGTCTTCCGGTATTGGTTTGTTCGTTTTGATATAATCTTCCCATATTATTTAATGTCTGGTATCAACTCATAAATTTTATTTTGGATTTGCAGAGGAGAAAGTTCAGGATAAAGTTCCGATAATCTTGTCCCTAATTGCTCTCTTGTTCCATAATCATTTTTCTGTTTTGCCGATAGAATATCGTCCCTTAATTCCTGTGTTGGGTCGGCACTAATTGAATAATTTGTTATGGTTCTTGGTTTTCCCGATAAAGCATCATTTATTTGTCTTTGATATTCACTACTGACTTGTTGATATTGTTTAGTTATCGTATCTACTTTAGCAGATAAAGCATTCATCATTTTTTGTTTAGCATCCGAAGACAAGAAATTTGTATTGCTAAAAATTCTCTTGGCTTTAAATCCAAAAGTATCCGCCCAAGTTTGAGCATATTGTTGAATTGTATTATATTCTCCTTCTCTAACTACGGAATTCGGGTCCATAATTTTAGCAAAGGCATAAATGAAAGCGATATCATCTGCTGGACTTTTTGTATTCACGCCAATAGACTTAAGAGTTTGATATCCCTCCATTGCAGTGTTATAGTTTTTAACTATTGTTTCGTTGTCAAAAGCGCCAGCAATAGAATTAACAGTTTGATTTATTTGTGCTTGCGTAAGTCCGCCCGTAGTCCCAGAAGTTGCCGCACCCAAATCCTTAATTATTTCTCCAGTTTGATTATTTATTAAAATCTTTCTGCCATTTACTTCAGTGATAGAAGTATCTAAATCAGATTGACCAGCCTTATAGAGTTCAATTTCTTGGTCCATCATCTTTAATTTGGCGTCTAATTGCAAAGACAAAAGGTCTTTCTTATAATCCTGTTCTTTATAATAATAATCTATCGCCTTTCCAATAGTTTCATTCTGACTGCTTAATTGCTGGATTAGAGCGTTCTTTTTAGTGTCATATTTATCTTGAAGTAGAGAAATCTTTTTACTTCTCAAACCTTCGGAAATCCAGGGATTGTCATTTACTTCCATAACATCATCAGCATATTGAGTATCTAAATCCGAAATTTGTTTTGAAACATCGGTTAGTCCCATTGCGGTTGAAATTTCACTAACTATATCGGACAGGGACTTGGTTGCTCCAGTTGCCGTCAAATCAGAAATAGAATCAATCAGTCCTTGAATGGTTGAACTTTCTTTTGTGGGCGTGTAAGCTCCCGATTCGTTTTTGCTTAATTGTTCCGTATCGGTTAATCCATAATTTTTTAAGGCCTCATCTTGGGCTTGTAAATCAGCTACTTTTGCCTTAGCCTCATTTATTTGCTTAATTATATCCTCTTGATTTACTTGAGGTTGCTGAACTGGCTGTTGAACGGGTTGTTGAGGTTGCGGAGGCTGTTGGACCGGCTGTGTGGGAATTAAATTTTTAAGTTGGTTTTGTAAATAAGGTGTTAATCCTGGAATGTCCGCAGTAGGATTTGATGTAGTGGTTGAAGCAGGTGTCGGAGTGGTTGTTGGCGTTGTTGTTGGGGTGGTTGTTGGCACTGACGCAGTTCTCAATAAATTTAAAAGTTGCGTGTTTTGTTCGGCCGTTCCCGCATAATTGGAAATTCCCTTTTGTTGCGCCAAAGCAGCCCGTGAAGTATAATCACTTGCTTGTCCGACTGATTTTAGATAATCTACTATGCTTGTTCCAGTGTAAGCCATATTTTAAAATTGGTTTTCGTTTATAACATCATCATAATAATCACCCTCTAAAACATCTATTCGTTTGAACATTTCTCTGTTCTTTGTTTGATAGGCAAATTGTTCGGCTTCGTGTCTTTCCCAAATTCTATCTAAAATTTCTATTGCTTTTTTAAAATGATATTCACTTTCGTTAAATTTCTTTTCTCTGGTTTTAGCGTAGCTAAACATTAGTTGAACGATTGCCTCATTCCCCTCTTCTTCGGCCGGAGTAAAGATGGTTTCAGTAGCAGGCAAAGAAGTGTCCAACTCAGCAGGCAGATATTGCCCATAAGCAGTTAGCGTTCCCGAACCTCCCGCTTGAGGGTTAATAAACAAAGTTCTTCCATAATCGGAATAAACCTTATCCGTTCCATCGGGATAATCTTCTCTGTAAATTTGATAATCTTCAAAATTCTTTTTCTCATATCTTTTCCCTCCAATCTTAATCATCCGGAGGCTGTCTGTCTTATATCCTTCAAAATTCCATTCCTCTACTCCCGTATAGGTGGTGGAAACTCTGCCCTCTGTAAATGGCCACTTTTTATATGCGGTCGCAAAATTATGAGCTTGTTTAATCCAATCGTTAATAATGACATCGGTATAAAAAGCCACCGATGTATTTCCCTGCATTCGGATAAGAAACTCTGATTTTATGTTGCCGATGTTGTTTAGCATACTTGACTTTTAGTTATTTTAGATATATTATTAGATAAAGGTCGTTAATGAATAAACTTATGAAAAAGACAGTATTTATCTTATTATTTGTCCTCTTTTTAGGTTCGTTTTTTGTTTCTCCGGTTAAAGCAGAGGTTACCCAAGAAGATTTAAATGCGCAGATTGACACCCTGAAACAGACCCTAATTGCTCTTTTGATGCAATATGTTCAAGAACTTCAAACGCAATTAGCCAATTTACAATCTTCTCAACTTGCTCAAGCCATTCAGGTTCAAGCCATTCAAGAACAGGTTTCTGTTATTCCCACTCCGACTCCCACTTCCATTCCCACCCCTGAAAACATTTTTACTTTTGATGTTTCCATTGGTGGTGATCATAATAAATTAATTAAAATTCCTAATGCCTATTATTTATCAATTATGGATAGTTTTCTTGGTTATACTGTTGGATATGAGATTTCTAATAAAAATGGCAATGGATATAAATGTAGTGGAATCGGATTTGGTGATAATCAAATCGGTACCGGAAAGGGAGGAGGATTTCATCTAAAATTTCCCGAAAAGAAAGTTTATGAATTCTCTATCACTTGCACGGATTATATTACCGGACAAAGTGAAACTTATACATTAAGCGTAGACACTCGTTAAGAATAATCCTGTTGGAATTGAGCGTGGGCTAATTGAATGTTAATCGTTTCAGCGGCATCGGCACGATTATTGGTTACATAAACGGAAAAAGATGTGGCCGTTGTTGTCCATTCACTGGTAAAATATTGGGTAGAAACCACGATGTCATCAATATACCAAACAAGTGTATAATGATTTGTTGATGTTTTTGTCACTTCAATTCGGTATTTGTGCCACTTATTGGCGTCTACTGAATCAATTGTATAAACCGTTGCTCCTTCTGGACCCCCAGGATTATAGGCACGGGTGCTCGGTCTAATCACTCCGTCAACTACCGAAAACAACCAACCCATATAAGATTCTGTATTTGATGGTGTAGTTCCCATTCTCACTTTGGCAAATGGATAGGTTCCTGCGATATCTACTTTAATCCAAACCTCGTTTGAAGGATTATAATTCCATTGAACGGCCTCATTACTTGTATTGTCTAAAACTATTCCATATCCCTGACTAATTACATAACTTTCTTCGTCAAGGGCAGAGGCTAAAGATAAGCTCATTTGATTACTGCCTAAGGCGGTAAGAATACTGCCAGCACTTGGAGTATAAGTCCAACCGCTATCTGCTCCTAAATCTACAGTTCCTAAAAGATACTGAATGGTATTTTTTTTGTATCTAAAAGAATTCGCATAGACATTAGTTCCATCAATGGTGCCAGCTTTTATGATAATATTTCCATCGGCATCTTTCTTAAAAAGTTGGTCTATTATTTTTGGATTAAAAAGAGTTTCAGCGGGATTTCCAGTCAAAGGCTGAGTTTCAAGAATTTCCTCCTTTTTTATTTCATTATCTACTGGGTTTTTTATTTCAGAATTCATAATTTTCGTTAGAAATATAAGTTGTTATTGATAATATTTCTGGTGCCGTATTTGAATAAGGATTTAACTCCATTCCCACCTCATAAACGGAACTTGGCTTCCCGATGGAGAAAATTGCCTCTATGGCATTTGCTTCGGAATAAGTTGTTGCTCCGCTTCCCAATACCGCATATCTCCAAGCACTTTCGTTATCTACTTTAAATTTGGCTGAGATAGAAGTCCCTGTTGGGAGAGGTTTCATTGTTATCTTTATCGTGTCAAAAAACTTTTTTAAATTAGGCGTTCCATTATCAAACTCCAAACCCTCATAAAGAGCGGTTGCTTTAGTGGTAGAACTAACGCAGTCCACTCCATATTCTGAGGTTGATTCGTCCGTAGTCCCCCAAGAAGCCATAACCAATCCGTCAATCGTAGTAACGGCCGCAATAGTGGAGATGGTGCTTCCGGCAACCGTGCCGGCCAACCTATAATCATAATTCAAGGCGAAAGAACGATTTTTCCTTTTTCTGCCATAAGACCAAATACCAGGATAATCACCGCCATATATTCCAAAGATAGCTAAATCGTCTTCAATAGAAACTCCTGAGGGAGTCGTTTGTCCCCCGCCTGGAATTCCGTGTAAAGGAACAGCATTTATAAAATCTGAAAAGAATAATTCTCCATCTTCTCCACCCTGTAAAAGGAAAAGTTCGGTATTTATCATTGAATTTACCCCTTTGATGGGAATCTTTTTTTTCTGAATCCAATTAGTGGCTGTGGTAATCCAAGACCAGATATGCCCTTCTTCCGAGTTATCATCTCTATAAGAACCAAGAATTACATAATCATCCCTTTCTTCTAAACATTTGATTAAGTTTCCAGGTCTGATATTAAGAGCGGCCGGGTCAAAATCTCCGTCATATTCCACGCTTGCTAAAAAATTTCCATTGGCTATATTCAACTGTCCGCCCGCCATTGCCATTGTGTGATAGTCAGCGGGGTCAAGTGTAGTTTTCCAATTTTGTATAGCGTCAGTCCATCTGGCTGCATTGGAATCAGGCGTTATATCATTTCCTCTTAATGGTTTTCGTGCGATACAAGTATTAGTAGCCCACATTAAATAACTAACCCCCGTGTCTAATTCCCATTCCGCGGCACCTTTGATTTCTCCATTTTCATCGTTATATACAAAGAGCCAAGTTCCATCTCCGCTTCGGGAAAAAATAGAACCAGTAGAGCCAAAGCAATAAGTAGTTCCATCGTGTCCCTGAATAAAGTATTTTATAATCCCCGTCTGAGTGGTATTAGAAGAACCGAAAATCGTTACCATCGCCTGTTTGGCTGTCAGGGTGTCGTTTGGTTCGTGAATTTTTAAACTATAACCAAATTTAAAAGAGCCAGCGACGCCTTTGTCGTTTTCATCTGAAATTCCTCCACGAAATGACTTCTTGATATACGGAAGCATACTAATAATCAAATAAATCTAGATCCACCTTAAAATACTTACCTCTGAAATGATATTTATCTCCTTTGGTGAGTTTTACCTTTTTCCAGTTTATTTCCCTAAATAGAGCAATAAACATTTTTCGTATTTTTTTGTCTTCAAGGGCGAGCATTAAAATTCTTCTTAAAAGCCGTATTTTCTCTTTCATATCTCCAATAACTTCTCCGTGTTCCAGCATTGTTAAAGCGTATTGGAAACTTTTAACTGGATTAAGTTTCATCAGCCAGCCAAACCAACCCACTAACCACTGCACCCTCATTCTATAGGCGTCATCTTCTTGCAAGATAAGACAAAGATAATCTCGCAAGACGTTGGGGCCTCCTATTTTTGTCCAAGCTCGGTAAATCTCTCTGACGGAAGGACACATTCTTTGAGGCGGAAGCATATCATATTTTAAAGGTTCAAAATATTTCGGGATTTCATTAAATAGCTTATCTTTAATATTGGCAATCACTTCTTCTTTGGGTTTTCTGTCTTCTAAAGCCCACCAACTTTCGTTAAATATCTGATTTTTAATTTCGTGTTTTAATTTAGATAGCGGTCCGAATAAAAGGTGTCCTCTTGGAAAGGTGGGAAAAGGATAGCGTTCTCCTTCCATTTGCATTATTAAATTTCCTTCCGGTCCTTTCATTACTTTAGCCGCCACTGAATCTTTAAATTTCCAATACTGAACCATTGGCATATCAGCCGGACTTTTTTTAATAATCCTATAAAACAGTTTTTTTAATTTCATTGTTTAGGAACTCGTCTCCTCACATCTTGGTGGAGTTTCGCTGTGAGGCTTGAACTCCACCATAGACGAGCTTTATTTAGAAGCTTGCGAACAAAACAGCTCCATACTTTCGGCGTTGAGCCGGAACTTTCGCTCCGAACAAGAACAAGCCTTGGTATTTCTTGGCAAACTGATTCTCTGCTTCAACCACACGGGATTCAGACCACTTCTCCGCAAAGGTTATCATTGCGGGATGAATGGCGGGTAAGACATACCCATTAGTTCCAGCGGTAAGAGCGATATCAGAACCAAAACCAGTCGCGGTTGAGCGACCAGCGCGGGTTGTAATTCTCGCACCAGCAGCGGAGTGGATGTCAAAGGCACCAAATCTCGCCACTTTTCCGTTAAGAACAGTTCCAGTGTAAATTTCAGCAATACCTGACGGCTGTGTTTCGGCGCATTGCCTCAACATAGTAACGCCCGGTGGATTAACAACAAATTTTCTTCCCTCGGGAGGAATTTCGTTATCGTCCAATTTTTCAGCCAATAGAGTCACTTGATCGTAGATAGTCGCAGCAGTTACCGCCGTAGCGATAGCAGCCTGAATTTCCCAACCGCAACCAGAGTATTTGTCAAAAGACGCTTCTCCAGTTCCATACTTCGGGAAACTTCGGCCATCTCCACCAAACAAACCTCTCAAGGTGTAACCCTCTTCAAAGTCCGAACCAGAAACAGCGCCGTCCCATTCGGTAACGGTAACTGTCATCGTGTCGGTGATACCGGAAATCCGATACCAAGGAGTGACGAGGGTAGCGGTTGAAACCAACCTAATTCCCTTATAAAGGTCCATAGGCGATTCAAAGCCGCACATATAAGTCAATCCATCTTCGGGGTTTTCCCAAGGAGTCGGGCCGGTATTCACACCACCATCTTCAGCGTTTGTGCTGATGACGATTGTTCCACCAGTAGCAGTAGTCGTGATAGAAGCCATTGTCTGGCCAGAACCACGAACATACAACCGAACACCAACCCAGTTGCCGGCTTTTGTTTCAGAACCGAATTTATCCAATACATAAGTATCAATAGTCCGTTCCAAAACATTAGCTTGGTTATCTAACAATGAAGAAGGAATATCACCCGCATAGGTGAACAAATTTTCAAGTTGGTCAAGTGAGAAGTTATAATACTTTCTTTTCTCAACGATGAGTTGGTCTTCAGCATCAATGATTGTTTCTGAACTCATATCAGAACCAACCGCATAATCCGAAAGCAAAATATCGTTTAAGAATGACAAAATATTAACCCTGTCACCTGGTTTCTTGATTTCTCCTTCATAATCAGAGTTGGTAATTGCCCTATAGAGGGCTGAATTATAAACTCTACTCAATACCTTAGAGGCAAATTGCTCTCCAAAATTACTTAAAGTCATATCAGTATAATCTCTCCTTCTGCGACCTATTCAATCACGATTTGACCATTACGCACCATTTCCTGGTATTTTTTGTAATTGGTCTCTCGCAGTTTTTTCACATCTTCGGCATTCATTCCTGACGTAAGCGGGGTTCTCACTCCGCCAGTTTGTCTTTCCAATCCTTTTCGGGTTGGTTCAATCAAACCTTTTTCGTTCAAGAATAATTTGGCTACATTATCCAGTTTATGTCTTGGATAGTCCTTGCGATATTCGTTAAATTCGCCAAGCAAATCCTTGAGGGCTGGATATTGAATTTGTAAGTCCTTCAAAGCAAGTTCATCTGTCAGGGAATCAATTTTCTTCCCTAATGGTTCAACATACTTTTGGACTATTGCCTTGCCTTCGTCTGAAAATACTTCATCTTCAGAAGGAGTAGAGGGTTTTAACTCTTCTTCCAACTGGCGATTCCGTTCCTCCGCTAATCTTCGTTTTTCTCTTTCCTCTTGCAAGGATTGAAGGAGAAGAGCGGGGTCGGTTTTTTCGCCTGGAACCGATTTAGTAGTTTCCTCTATGACTACTGTCGGGTTTGTGCCTTCTGACGGCTGGGGAGTTGTCAATTCCTCTTTAACGACTTGGATTTCGTCCATATTTTTGTATTTTAACGTCTACCGACCTTTAATTACGTTTTTTTACCTTTATGAATAGCGACTGACATTTTTTTCTTTTGATTTGATGGTATCCAACCTGTTTTTCTCATAGTTCCATAAATATAAGCATTAGCTCTTTCCCCTTTCAGTCCTTTCTTTTTTGCCTGTCTTTTTAATTGTTTCTCCAATTTTTTAGGCATTATTTTAAAAGTTCATTAAGCTGTTTCTCTAATTGTTCTCGGGCTAACCGAGGAGAATCAATCACTTTTAAGAGAACGGAATAAACAGTATGATATGGGATTAGTTCGGCTTTCCTTTCATTTTCAATATTTAAATCGCTCCACTTTCCCTCTATTATGTCCACTTGAGATTTACAGAATTCTTTAATATCTGCCGTTGTCAGTTCCTCTTTGGATAAAATAGCAGTCCAATTATCAAAATCTAACCTCTCTTCTTTGGTAAGTTGAGAAACGTCTTTTATTCCACGTTTTGCTAAAATTTTTGATAGTATATTCATATTATCCTACGCCCATTAAAAGTAAGGTTGGATTTAAAGTTGTGCCTCCTAAAGTATAAGTCACTACTAATCTAGGGTCATAAGTTGTTCCGGTATAATCGGCAAAATAGCCAATAAGATATGATTCAGAATATGCGGCGCCAGCTCCAGGGTCAACACCACCTGCGTCACTGGTATAATCCTTTGCTCCCAGTTTTGTTATACTTGTTTTAGAAATTGCAGCTCTACCGGCAGCATTAAAAGTCCAATCGTGGTAAGTATCTACTGGCGTCCAATTGGTATAGTTAATAGCCGTATCACAAAATTTAGTTGTTCCAAGACTATCAAAATCTCCTCCCGCTAATGCTGTGTTTGAAGCTGGATTAGAAGAATAGATGTTAATATCCGGATTAGTCGCAGCGGCCGCATTACTTCGTTGCAAGCTGGCAATACTCATAACCGCTGCAGAAATCGTAGCACTAGCCGTTAAACTAGAGGTATCAAAAAGAAAAATAGAACGAGTTAGATTAACCCAATTTACTCCAGTTGAGTTATGTTGAAATTCAACAATATTTCCAGTAGTAACATCATCATCAGAATCAACGCCAGCCGCCGCTCTTATTGTCGCCCAATCAGGAGCGGCGCCATCCGCATAATTTTGTCTGACCCATCCATCAACTGAAGCGCTTTCAGTATGCGGGTCGGGATAAACAGTTAGAGTATCAAATCCTAAGTTCCAAGCAGGTTTCCACTGGTTAGCAAATAAAGTATCCCACTGGTGAGCCAACCACCAAATTGGATAAAAAGCATAAAA